ATCGTTTAGAAGGAGACTTATGATTAATTTGCGTGACCAGATTCTAAAAAGTCAAATCGCATACTATAATGGTTTGATTGCGAAACACTCACAGAATGTTGAAATATATTTAAACCAACCTGTTGGTATTGGTGAACACTCAGATGTGATGGGTACGATAGATGGTGAGATAAATTCTATCGCACAGGCTCATGAAAAGATCGAAATCATAAATCACTACTTTCTTAATAGATAATAAATAATTAAAAATGAGTTTGAATAATGAACTACGGAGTGTTTAGATCTTTTGTTCAAGGCGAAGAGGAAGAAAATGTAATTAATCTCCTTGAGAATCTTGAATCAAGATCAGAAGTAGGAGAAGTAAAAATAAAGTCAGCAAATAGTAAAACAGTTGTATACATAGTCACATCAGATAGAAGATTTGAAACTCAAGATCTTTTAAATCAACAATTATCAGATGCTGGATTTAATGTAAGTAAAGTATTTGTAGGTAGTATATCAAATAGTCAAGAATCTACTGAGTTTCTTTTACCATCTGGTCTTAAGAGAAGAATTGGATTTAAGCCATCGAGAAGTGCAATGCAAGACACTACCTTCATGGCATCAATTACTGAATTATTTCCAGCAATTGCTTTTCTTAACGGTATAAATCCTAGTCTGTCTACGGAACAATTTTATAATGCTATTTTAGCAGCTAATCCGTCATCAGCGGGTGCGCCAGGCCCTTATGTGCGTGGATCTGTGGCTGATGTCACTAAGGGTAGAGAGATCATAGATAAAGCAGAACCAGGCCCAGATTTTAAAATAAGAGAAAAAATTACAAATGCTCAGAATATAACCAGATGGTTGAATAATCATAATCAAAAACATCCAATTGCAGAGGTCTATTGGGGATATCGTACTAAACCATCAGGGGTAGATGCAGCTAATCCAGGCGATATTTTCATTGTATATAAAAATGGTGGAATGTTAGGAGTCAGTTTAAAGGCTGGAACCACTGCTTCAAAAGAACCAATTCTGAATACCTATGTTAAACCACTCTTTGATTATTTTGGAAAGTCAGCTGATTATACAAGGTTAAAAGAATCTTTGTATCCACAGTATCGAGAAGCTGGAGTAAGTGAAAATGATATTAGAACAAAATGGGGAAGTAGTCCACTCGCACAACAACTTGGAGTATTTGAAAGAGAAAATCCGAGAGAGTATAATAGGTTATATGATATAAATCTAGGATTAGTGAAACAGGCTGTGATAAATTTATTTAATTCTAATATAACCAAGACAAGAAGGTTTATTAGATCACAAATACTAAAGACTCAATTAAAAACTCCTTTTATCAAAGTCAAAGCAACAATGACCACTGCGTATATGGATAATAGTTATGATCAATTACAAGCTGGATTGGAAGCAGCGACATCCATTGTTGCAAGTGACCCTGGCGGATCAAAACAGGATTTTGTTATAACATTAACTGATGGTATTACATTGAATATGGAGTTCTCTGCAAGATCTAATAAGTCTGGTTTCTTACATAAGTTAGGACAATTTGAAAATCTCTCTATTAAATTTAATGCTATCGGTGGATTTACTAGAAACCAATGAAGAATACACACCTTGAACATTTAGAAGATAATATCTTGAATGACGGTTCTCAAGGTGGTAAGGAAGCAGTTGCCTTTCTTCGTTCTCTTGGAGAGATGTTAGATCAGGGTGTATCAGAAGCTCGTGTCACTGTTAAGTGGGATGGGGCGCCTGCGATAATTTGTGGTATTAATCCAGAAAACGGAAGATTTTTTGTTGGAACAAAGTCTGTGTTTAATAAAGTCAGTCCAAAGATTTCATACTCCGAAGAGGATGTAGATAATATGTATCCGCCTGGGCAACTTGCAAGTAAACTTAAGGATGCATACAAATATCTCTCTACACTCTCAATACCGAACGTTGTGCAGGGAGATTTATTATTCACAGATGACAAGTATGAGGCTGTAATAGGTGGTGATACATGTATTGCATTTCAACCAAACACAATCGTATATGCGGTTCCGAAAGATAGTGATATTGGAAAGAAGATAGATGAGGCAAAGTTTGGTATTGTATTTCATACTCAATATAGTGGAAGAACTTTAGATGCAATGTCTGCTAGTTTTGGTGGTATTAACATTGAAGGAAACACAAATGTATTTGTGACATCATCTGATTTTAGAAATGCATCAGGTGAAGCAAATATGACTTCCGCTGAGAAAACAACTTATACAAATCTTGTCAACAAAACAGAGGGTTCTTTAAAACAAGCATCTCGTTTTCTTGATATGATGAAAACTAATAATATGAATAAGTTTACCTTAAACATCATGTTTAAAACTTTCTTTAACCGATATGTTCGTGAAGGTAAAAGTTTAGTTGGTGCTCGTAATACTGCAAGAGATTTTGCACAATATTTTTCAAATGCATTAGACAAAGAGATTGATTCTAAGAAGATGAAATCAACGAAAGATAAATACTTAGAGCTTAAAAATAAAGGTCTTAAATTTATAAATGATAATCAACAGGCAATATACATGACTGTTGCATCTTATATGAATTTACAGGCTGCGAAAAATTTTATGATTCGTAAATTGCAGAAAGTGAATACATTTGGCACGTTTCTTAGAACTCCAGATGGTTATCGTGTGACAGCACCCGAAGGATTTGTTGCAATCAGATCAGGGAGAGCTCTTAAATTAGTAGACCGTTTAGAGTTCAGTCGTGCAAACTTTACAGCAGATAAGAATTGGGATAAAGGTAGTCCCATGCCCGCACCAAAAATATGAAAAGTTTTACATCATTCATAGTCGAAGCACTATCTTCACAGACAGTTGCGAAACCTGATCCAGATGGAGATCGGGCAGATATGACTGTGGCTTTTGGTCGTTTTAATCCACCTACAACTGGACATGAGAGACTTTTGAATAAAGTAAAACAGGTGGCTGGAAAGGGTAACTATGAAATATATCCATCAAGATCAAATGATCCTGATAAAAATCCTTTAGATCCTGATACAAAGATTGGATATATGCAGCAAATGTTTCCATCTCATGCGAAACATATTATGAATAATCCAAAGACAAGAACAATCTTTGATGCTTTGAAAGGTGCAAATGAAAGAGGTGCAAAGTCTGTGAATATTGTAGTTGGACAAGATAGACAAAAAGAATTTGAAAACTTAGCAAACAAATATAATAATAAACTCTATAAGTTTGATCGTATTAACGTGGTATCTGCTGGAGACCGTGATCCAGATGGGGAAGGTGTAAGTGCGATGTCTGCTTCTAAATTAAGAAAGGCGGCTGCGGATGATGACTTTAAGACATTTAGAGGTGGAATACCCAAAGCCTTAAAAGATGATGCTGCAAGAAAATTATATGATACCATAAGACAGGGAATGAAACCTAAGAAGAAACAACAGAATGAGATGTGGAGAATTGCCCCTAAGTTTGATTGGAAGAATCTTCGTGAAAATTATATGAATGGAAACATATTCCGTGTTGGTGATACCGTTGAGAATGATAATACTGGTTTGATTGGTAAAATTATTCGCACAGGTGCAAATCATATTATCGCAGTGACTGAGGATAACATGATGTTCAAATCATGGATTAAAGATATTACTGAAAAGTTTACAGAAGTATCTGGTGTGCCTGCAAATCAGAGAGAAGTTGGAACAGATGCTCTAAGACAATACACTCAAAGACTTTCTCATAATCCTATCATCATTAATTTTATAAATAAATCTAGAAGAAAACGTGCGAAGAGTAATGCTTAGTCAAAAATTACAAGATGACTTGATGACTGCGTATCAAAAAGTCTACGAAGAAAAAAGAGGTCATGCAGCTGGTGCCTCTGATATCGAAAAACAAGCGTCACAATTAGCATCTGACGTTAAATATAAAGCAAGAGGTAAATCAAAGCCTGGTGCAAGTAAAGAGGAGTTGAGAAAATTATTCCTGTCACTACTTGGTTCATCACCAGCACCACAAGCTGTAAAAGCAATGGCAAAAGATAAACTTTTAGGAGAAGAGGTAGTTCAAGAAATGAGATTTAATGATGGTAAGGAAGGAACTAAAAAAAGATTAAAGGCACTTGAAAAGAAAAGAGGAATGAAGATGCCTAATCATCCACAATTTAAAGATGATGATGTGAAAGAAGGTAAAATGCCTGAAGGTCTTAAAAAATATCTTGAAAAGAAACAAGGAAAGAAAGAAGATAAGAAAGAAGTGAAAGAGGGTAGTGCATATGGTATGTACAAAGGATCAGGTAAACCATCAGGTGCTATGTCTGGGTTTGCTAAGGAAGAAGAATCAGATACTCCAAAAGATAAATTAGCGAAAAAGATGAAGACTAAG